TCAAAGATTTTTTGAGACGTGATTCCATAATGTTTTCCCCTTAGTTGTTGCGGTTGGCACGGTCATATGCCATGAATTGTTTAATCATCTTGGCTTTGCGTTCAGGATTGTCCCAAGCGCCTGCATCTTTCATAGCCTTCACCCTATCAGGCGAAAGTACAAACTGGGAGCGATTAGATCCCCCATAAGATGCTGATGCTTCACGTCCTGCACTTCCCACAACATTCCTCGGTCGTCTGACATTACGTTTTTCGTCGTCATTGCGATCATTGTAACGGTGAGGTAGTTCTTTTTGCAAACGGCTATCAAGCTCGTCCCAATAGTCGGGATCTGTAGGGTTCCAACCTTGTGCAACCATCAGTTCATCCACCTTCTTTGCCACCTTACTATCGGAATCACGAAGGCTTGAGTCATACCAACTATTACGGCGTACCCATTCATTTGCACGACGTGCAATAGCAGGGTCTTGAGCATTATTTTGCTGTGGACGTTTCAATTCTTGGTCAGCTTGATTACGCATTTGCTTCAATTCACGAACTTCGTCCGACGCATTTTGCAAAAGTAACTGTGCATCAACCATACCTTGGCCATCTTGGTTTTGAGTGGCCTCGGCAATCTTCATTTTGGCGTATTCAAAACGCGTTTGTGCGTCCTCTATGTTCTTATCAATACGCACGACATGTTCTGCCTTGGTATTGCGTTCCAATTGGCTTAGACGACGTTTAAACTCTTCGTTTTCACGCTGTAAAGCTTGTAGACGGACGTCTTTTTCTTGATTTGTCTTACGAACCAAGTCTTTTTTAGCCCGACGACGGTTTCTTTTAGCGGCTCTGAGCTCTTCATCGTCATCTGGATGATCAGCATCAGCGTCGTTAGAGTCATTTGACTCTTTTGCACGATCAAAACCGTTTTGTTCCTCAACAGTGTCAGGTACAAGGTCTTTTTCAGGCACCTCTACGGTTGCAGAGCCGTCATTTTGCTCTTCAACCTCTAATTTCTCTTTGACTTCAGCCATTTTTTACTCCTAAACGTAAGCTTTAAACGATAACGGATCGTCAGTGACGGCCGAAATCAGTTCGTGATCATTGATTGTCATGAATAAAACGGGATCTTCACCGTCTTCAGTGGGAACTTTGCGTTCCCAACGGTCTCCACCCCATCTTGGAACCCTTACATAGTCACCAATCTCAGCCCATGAGCCTTCAGCCCACGGTTGCATGGTGTCTCGGTTCTTGAACGCGAGTGGGCCAATGGCCACGACCTTACCGATCATGTTGTTCCACTTCTCGTTTTCTTTGGTTTCATCAACAATGATGATCATTCCAGACTTCTTTTTGATTCGTCGAAGTTGGACAATCACTCGACCGCCAAAAGGGCGTTGCCCTGGGCTTACTTCGGGGAAGGCCCAAGCTAATTCATCAGCATTGGGCGTTCCGCTACTTCCCTCGATTGTGGGAATAGGCTTGCTTTCAGTCATATTTTTCCTTCACACCATATCTCAGGTGCATAAACGCGCTTTTCAGCGCATGGTTAATCGTAATCTTTCTCTTCTTCCAACATGTTGTCGATGGTATCCAGAACGTATTGCACACCTGCATACTCACCAACCATGCGTTGATACGACTCATAGTTCTGCGGAATGCCTTGAGCCAAGGAAACCTGCAATTCTGCTTGCCGTATTTTGATCCTATGGATCAATGCTTCGATCATTTCTTCTTACTAGCGTGTGATAGTCCGCCAGATTTAGAGCCAGAAGATGAAGATTTACTTCCACCTTTTGGTTCCATCGCTGTGCCATCAAGCTTCTCGCCTTGAGCGATACGCTTGTGTTGGGGCACATTAGCGGTTCTCTGTTCGTAATCAGATGTTGCCATTTGGAGCTCCTTGTTCAGGGGTTACGGGAGCGGCGGGTGCCGCAGGAATCGCAGGCGGTTGGGCCTGCGCTTGAGCTTGAGCCACCGATTTGATGGTCTCATGCGTCAACTTTGCGTTTTCAATCTGAATTTTCGTCTGATTGTCAATCGCGTGTTCTTGCATATCCTTTTGCAACTTGGCTTGTGCAATTTGGAAGTCTTGCTGATCTTTCTGTGTCTTACGTTGTGTCTCAGCAGTGCTTGTGTCTTTAACGACTTGTGCATCAGGTGGTAAAGGTGCAGGCCCTTTGCCTTGTTGTGACATCTGTATAAGCTTTTGAAACGCAGGTGTAAATTGACCAAACACTTGTTGTGTATCGATCATCACATGCGCGCCAATCGTTGTATATATCTTGTCGATGGTAGGCGTGTAATTGGGGTCGTCATAGTCGTCCACAGGCTTGCCTGTTGCGTCCTCAACGTATCCGTTTGACCTATTGATGTACCACAGCGTCATGTGCTGTTTAATGTGCTCAATGAGGTTGTTCAAATAGTTGGGGTCTGCGAATGGAGATTGGCCAAAGAATGGATTCAGTCCAAACTGCAGATGGTCTTGTATGTGCGCAATGTGGTCTTGCTGTACATACGCATATGCAGTTTGACCTAACAACATGGCCGCGTTCTCATCCGCTGATGTACGCTGTTCAGGCGCGGGCACGTCCACCATGATCTGCTCAATGTTGGGTATTTTCATTTGCTTGAGCAAACGAGCCAACACCGCACTCATCTTGAATTGATCAGGGTGTTGTTGTGCCAGACTCAATACCGCTTGGTTCTGAGCCATGCGTTGTGTCTCAGAGAAGATGTTGGGGTCTGATACTGGCTCAACGTCCGTGTTTCGAGCAAAGTCCTCACGCGTTACTTCAAGGTCAGATACGTCCTCACCCTTTTGCATGTCGTCAAAGTACCAACGATTCAATCGGCAAAGAATCTTTAGCACCCTAGCTTGCGATGCGTGCAAGCGAGCATGAATAGATGAATAGACGTGTGAACCTTGCTCAATCAAAGCTTGTGTAGTGCCCACAGGCATCTGAGAAGTGGCGTCTGCTATCTTCTCCTCGGCCGTGGTCACAACGGAGCTTGTAGCCTTATCCAAGAAGCCTAATAGCTCAAATAGCACAGGGCTTGGTGGGTTGAAGGGCATGGGCATGGCGATTTGACGGATGTCCTGAACCCCTGGTGCGCCCTCAATCTCCACTACTTGAGTAACGTCGATCTGTTGGCTCTGCCCACTAATCTTGGCTCCTTTAAGCTTGAGCATTGTCGCCGCGTTATTGATGTGGGCTGAGTCCAAGAGCGCACGAAGCGAGCCAGTAAGGGCGGCGGACAATCCACCAATGAGATGAGGGAGACCAATCGCATATGCACCCCTCCAAGGGATAAACTTAAACTCAACCACCCAATCCAACTTGGACATGGTTTCATCGCTCTCTTCCCAATTGCGATAGATGCCTAGACATTCATTGTCCAATTCATCAATCATGAATATGTAAGGCGCGCTCTTACCGTGCGTTTCCTTGTCGTCTTCCAATTCTAACCATGTGTAGATGTGGTATACCTTGCGCAGTCCATCTTTATTGGCTTCGAACTGTTTACCCTCAATCTTGTTGTTGGCTTTGGCAACTTTGCCCTCTTCCATGTTTTCGGTGGCTTGAACATAGTTGATGTCGCGGTACATGCCAGAAGCAATGCGTCGATCCATCTCATACTGAGTGATCTCATGCACTTCAGCCGCACGTTGTGCCGTGTAGAAGTTAGTCGCCGCGAAAGGCAAAATCACGCGGTCAATTGGCAAAAACTCAATACATGGACGCTTCTTGTCTTCGTCGTACCACAGCTTCATGTATTGTGAGCCACCCAAAGGCAACTGAGTCAACAACTGCTCTAGCTCATCCCTGAACTCACCCATTTGCTCGGTGATCTGCCAGTTAAGGAAGTCAACCTTACGGTCAGCAATGGCCGACTTCAGGTCGTCTTGCTTCCCGATGATTTTTGACTTAACGGGCCCATCGGATGGGAAGAGCTCTTTAATGGCGCGAGCGGCAAAGTCAACACAGCCCTCTGCCATTGCAGGGTGAACAACTTTGGATGCGCCCATGAAGGTTGCACCACCAGGCGCATCATTACCCATCCCTGTGCGCTTGATTCCTTCTTCATACTGCTTATCCCTCAGTTCACGAGCTTCTTTGTCAGACTCAAGTAGATCACGGTATCTAGAAACTAAATCACTGACAACGCTTGGGCTGATTGAATCAGCCAAGTTGTCGTAGAAGTCAGGATTGAACTCAGGGCCATCATCAATTTGTATGACCGCTGAACCATCTGGCAATTCATCGACATCCATCTCTGGCATGTCCACAACAGCAGATCCGTCTTCCTGTTCGTCAATGTTGATATCTTCTGCCATTATCTATCCTTATTCTGTGGTTGCTCGGCGCTTAGAAAGATGGTGCTGTGACACTTGATCTTGTTCTGGAAACGCGTTGAAGTCATCGTTGTACTCAGGAGTAATTGATTCATCTACACGACCGCCCATTGCTTTACGCATGATCTTGATGGGTTGTGGTGCAACATACTCTTTGTTCCTTGCAAACTCTTGAGCCAATGGTGGATCAATCTCATACTCGCCATTATTTTTCTTGGCGTATTCTAAGTGCGTTGGGTTCACATCATGTGTAAATGATGAATGGTGCAAGTGATTGGATGTTGACTCAGTTGGAGTCGTCATCAAAATCAAGCCTGCGCGTTTACCATTTTTGGTCTTGAACTGTTTGTTTCGTGGAATCTTTTTGTCCAACTCTTTGTTGTCCAAGAAGCGTGAGTCCGTAGGAATCATATGATCAACTATTTCATACTCGCCAGTCTTTTTATTCTTCTTACGCACGGGCACATTTACCAAACGTGGGTGAAGGATGTGTTGCTTCTGATAGTCATAACGGTTATCTCCCACAACCATATGGCCATAGTGAGCTTTATCAGGCGTTGTGGGGTTTCCTTTGCCATCATAGTGTCCTTCACTACCCTCGTCCTTTTCCATCTCTGTAAGCCTGTTTAATGGCCTTGGAGACGACCAATACTTGGCATGAGTGATGGTGCTCTGCATGGCCTTGTCAAATGGAGATCCGCGTTTGACGTTAGTAACCATGTAAGAGTTCTTAGGTGGCGTTTTTTTGCCTTGATCGTTTACAAAGTGGCCATGATTATCAGTGGCCATAATCGTATTGCGAACCCTTGCTTTGTCGCGCTCAATATTCTCAGAAATTTCTTTGCCATGCTTAGTCTTAGGGCCGACGTTTGAATGGGTTACATGATAGCCATTTTCTGGATCATGCAACTCATTGGTCTTGCCGTAGCTATTGGCAATGATGGGTGGCTTGTCAAGGGCTTTGCGTTGCGCATTCAAGTGACGCAATACATGGCGTGATGATGTATCGGTTTCATCCACAACATTGGGACGGAACAACAAACGCTTGTTCTTTTTGTCAGCCGTGTTGGCCACATCACGCAATGAGCCAGTATGAGCCAGAATCCAATCACGAGTCATAGCAGGGTCATGCTTGGCTTGGGCGTGGGATGCACGACGGACAGCGGCACCAACATATTGCGATTCAGCATTGGGGGCAAAGCATGTGCCCTTACTGGTATCGACAACACCGTTCTCATCCATACCGCCGCCACACCCTTCAGTCTGGCCAGGGCATGTGTTCAGTATGTGATGCATCGCATCTTTGCCACTTCCCGACGTATAGAGCGCATGACCTGCCACGCCTTTGGATGCATAGCCTTCATGGGTACGCCCTTGGTCATCAGTCTCGTGACGCACGGTGTCAAGCTTCTCGCTCTTGTCCAATGTGTTAGCTGTCCTACCAATGTGCTTGGCTTCTCTCAGCTTTTCCAACGCGGCTTTTTCTGCGCTGACTTGTTGCTTTAAGGGCAACTTGAAATGGTCTTCGAGAGTCTGCTTATGGATGCGACCAATCTGTCCTATGGTCAACGGTTGACGATGCTCATGGCCATACACTTCAGCACGAGCCTCGTTGATCTCTTTCATGCCTGCGTTTTTAAACGCTTTGCCTTTGTTCTTACCCTTGGCATAGACGCCCTCATTGCCTTCCCACATATGCTTGGGAACCACAATTCCTTTGACGCCATTAGGGCCACGGGCTTGAATCAGTATGCGCTTGGATGCTTCTGGGCTTACTTCCTCTTCGTCTTCATCCTCACTGCCGCCTTCTGCAAAGTGATGCATAGATCCACCCTTGGCCATCTTAGGTGGCTGTGGAACCGCATTGGGCATCGGTGGCTTGATGGCGCTCATGGCTTGACCTTGAGGCGTCAGGTTCAAAATATTGCTTGGACTTTGTGGCATGCCAGAGCCAGAAGGAGCCATGCTAGGGAATGGGCTTTGTTGGCCTTGTGGTGGCTGTTGCTGTGGCTGTTGAGGCATGAACTGTGTGCCCGACATCATTGGATTGACGTCTACGCCACCAACAGGCAAAGCGCCTTTGTCAGTCTTCACGCCACCCACATCAGGCAATCCAGATGAATTGGGATTGGGGTTAACAAACATCTTTGGATCGATGTCCACGGCTTCATTGACGCCGATGTTGTTCATCACTGCGGGGTTGCTATGGCGGGCAACCTCAAGGCGCATTTGGGCTAATGTGGGTTCGTTCATGGGTCTTCCTTTTACTTCGCCGCCATCGGCTTTACCTGTTATTGATGACTTAACTTGTTTTGGGTGAAATGCCACAAAGTATTGCTCATCGCTATCTTCTTTAGGTTTTGTTACATGAATACCGTCGTAGCCCTTTGATTGCAGATACTCATGTATTGGTTTGTTTGTGTCATTTCTATCAAAAATATGATTCATTTCATATTTGTCTTTGACCACCAATGGATTTTTAATATTTGCAAGCAAAGGATAAACAGCGCCATGATGTTGTCCAGACATGCCCTTGGAGTATTCACTGGCTGACTCAGGACTTGTGGTCATGTATATGCCTGCACCAAAGTCTCCACCGCCTTTGGGTTGGAATCTTTTAATCACAGACTTTGTATGTGGCGTTCCATGGTACAAGACTTGACCACCTTTGGCTTTGGTTATGTCAGGATCATTGACATCATATGTGCCACGATTACCGATGGCTGATTTGATCTTGCGTGGGTCAAAAACTCCAAGGTTTTTAGTGCCCATTTCATGCACATAAAATGAGTCATGTCCCATTTGTTTAATTGCATCTTGTATTTCACGACGTTCGATGCTGTTGTAATTGTCTTGCGGTATTTGAGCGCTTGTATGCGCATTGTGTGCGAATGATAGCGCTTGTTTCAACAAGTCTTCTTTAAACCGATCAAGGTTTGCCGATTCAGTAAACTTACCAATTAAGGGTGGCGGATTCTTTTTTAGATGCTCGACCAAAGCCTTGTAGTGTTCAGGTTTGCCTGCATCAAATGGGTTCTTGGCCTGCACATGGACAGGCAATATGTTTGCGCCCTTTGGATGCTTTGAAGGCGGCGCTTCAAAGTTTGAAAATGTTTTGTCACTTTGGTGCTTGGTAGCAAACTCGTTGGCAATATCTTCAGTAGGCGTGACAAAAATAGCATTGGAATGTAATTGAGCAACCTTCTTAGGGTCTGGTCTAAAACTTTTGATGTTTGACCGCGTTCCATGATACATGACACCCTTCTCAACGCTAGGTTCAAGAAAGGCTTGCCTGCCCTTTTCACGGAGCTCGGCACTCATCTGTTTAATGGACGGCTGTTTCTTCATTGCGCCATTATCCTATGCTCGGACAATCGTCGCAACGTGCATCACCTTGACATAGGCCCAAGCTCACGCAACTCCTCTTGCCTCTTTCTCCATCTGATCCATTCTCTGAACATTTGCACTGCTTGCTGTTCCCACACTTCGTTCCTTGGGGTCGCTGACAGCTCGAACTTATGGTCAGACAAAGTGATTCGCGTTCCGTCAATGTGGAGGACTTTCCTATAACAATCGTCTTGATGATCTCGGCCATTCATTTTCACCTCTTAATACTAATTGATTACTAGTTAAACTAGTAAAACTAATTGATTACTAGTTAAACTAGTATTCCTCACTGCGAGTAGGGGTTTGATCGACCCTTCCTGTTGTAGAGTTCTGCGTCGTCGATGTCCTCTTGCATGAGCTCCTCACGGGGTGGCGCATCGATGCTGATCCATCCTGCGTCACGCAGGTATCGGAGCCCTTGGCTGATGCAGTCCACGAACTCATCGTGTGCGGTCTCAGGGAAGGAGCAGATCTGGCTCACCATGCCTTCAGCCCAATCACGGACGAAGCCTTTGCGTTTACTGGACTCAGGCACCCACACGCGCCCTGCTTTAATGATGTTGGCCACAATGGATAGGCGTTGGACTTTGTCCGCCTTGCCAGGGTTATACGCATGCACAGGCAGATGCGCCCGCTGTAAGTCTTGTATGAGTGATATACCTGCGCTCTTGTCCTCCACCAGAACCAAGTCCACAAGCTTCTTGTCCCGTCCCTCGCCGAACACTGATTCGTACTCATCAAGCACTTTGGGACGCAGATCAGGGTATTGGAGGTGCTCTTGCCAACAGTCTAGGATCATCACGGACATGCCGCCATCCATAGGCTTAAACACGCCCATAGTGATCGATCCAGTGGGGTCGTTGTATGTTTTGTCGGACGTGGCGCAGTCATAGCTCTGAATGATGTATTCAAGCTTGGGGAAGGGCTTACCATCGGGCCAGAGTCGGAACCATGTACGCTTGACTATGCCCGACTCCTCCATGTCGATGAGCTCGGCGTGGATCTCTTGGCGGCCAAGGTTGGTGCCTTCATACTGAAGAATCTGCTTCTGGAACGATGGAGCCAGATTGGCAATGTTGGAGTAGGTGGAAGCTTTGGTCACCACCACGTCGTCGCCTTCGCGCCCCACCAAATCAAGGATCAAGTCCTTGGGCTTAGGTGTGGTGGAGCAAATCAGCTTGGTGTGCTTACCCAATCGGATGCCGAACTGAATCATATCCCACGAGTCTTGGAGGTACTCCCACGCGGCCAACTCATCCAACCATCCACCGTGGAACTGGGGGCCACGGAAGCGCTCTGGTTCTGATGCAGGTATGCCCTTAATGAATGAGCCATTGACTAGCTTAATCTCATGGAGGGCTTTGTTGTAGTCCGCTATGAGATCCTTCGGAATGATGGATAGCAGGCCAGAATCGCCCTCAAAGCATGTGCCCTTTACGTCGCCACTGGTAGGGGCTGACACAAGCCACCGCGTGTTGGGTTGGTTCCACGCCCATGACGCTAAGGTCTCCGCCGCCGCGCGGGTCTTGCCTGCTCCACGGCCTGCGAGCATGAGCCAGATGGCCCACCAATCCCCTGCGGGCTCAATCTGGTGCTTGTGGGCCTGCTTGAGCCACTTCATCTGCCAATTGAAGGCTATCTGATTGATAGGGGTGAGTTTCTTAAACTCTTCAAAAAGAGTTGGTTCGTCATCTAGTATCGCGTCAACGACACTCATTCAGCTTGCCTTTGCATCTTGATGGCCTTGAGGAGCTCGCCAAACACGTTCATGTGAACATCAGCCTGTACGTCCATATCAAACTTTCCAGATACCTCTGTTCTTCCCAACTTTGGAACGTGATACTCAACCACACTTTGAAACATGTCGAATGCTTTGGCTGGATTTGGTGGGACAACGTATACCTCAACAATTTCGCCATCTTTATTTTGCACCTCTCCTTTTACACCGTCAGCAACTTTGTCGAGCCACTCAGTGAGCCTGTGAGCGTTTCCATCAACAAAAGCACCTATGGCTTGTCTAGCCTCTCTTGTGCTCTTGTTGAGCGATCCTGGCGCTCTCCCACCTGTTTTCTTCCCTACACTCATATCAATTCCTCCTAAATTCATCTATTTTAGATAAGTTAGTGCTTACCAACATGATGAACTTCCTTTGGTTTTGCGTACTGTAGGTTTCTTTTCTATTACCTCTTTGATCTTTACAACATGAGGCTTTAGCTTATTGTTGTATAAGAATCTTGCTACAGTATTGCTGTGTAATTCATCAATCTTTTCAGCGCATTGTGCAGAGTGTAACTGAAACATAGATTTAGGTGAATATCTTCACTTTGTTCCTGATAATGTTAATTGCTCTTCAGCGCTAACTGCTATTCCTATGATTTCTTCATCCAAGCCGTCTTTCATTGCTTGGAAGATTTGTTCTCGGCGTTGCATAATAATGTCTAGCTCAAAGGTTGCGAGCTTGCATGTGAATGTTAAATTGATTTCTTTAAGTTCGTAGTTCATTTGCATCTTTCAAAAAAAAGGGAGAGTGATTAGCTCTCCCGAAGGTTCTGCCCTTACCCAAGGCAACTGCAAAGAATGCACAGCTCGTGTGCAGTCTCATTGTATTACTCCTCTTGGTCACTGCGCAATATGCGGTTCTCAGCCCACTTCTTATAGCTCTTGAGCTCCTTGTTCTCAGCCTTCAATCGTTCGATCTCACCTTTCTGGTGGTTCATGGTTGCATGAGCCCGATCAATCCATTCCTTAACCTCTTGCGGCATTGCAAATTTGGGCTCTGTTTTTTTCTTTGTAACCACTTTACGCTTCCTCCACAGTGATCTTGTACTTCTTACCGTAGCGGTCTTCTACCATGATGGTTTTCTTTGTTGATAGGAACTTGCCGTCGTCGGTTGCGTCGAACTTCATATTGCCTACACTGGCCAACAGCTTGTCGTTCTGTGTGTCCAAGGCTTTGAGGTTCTTTTGAATCTGGTACGCAATGTAGTCGCAATATGCGATCAATGTGCGTGATTTGACCGTGTCCTCCACGGCCATCTTGATCATGGGTTTAAAGTCCTCAATAGTCATACTCTGCCTCTTTTTCGAAATACTTGATGATACTGCTTTCAACTGCCACAACGTCCTTATCGGACATCTTGCGCTCTAGCCAAGGTGCCTTGCGGCCATTGCGGTCTAACACCTCGAACTCAATCTCTGTATAGCCTTCATAATCGTAATCACTCGCGGCGTGATAGCTGTAGCTACCTGCATGATGCATGAAATGTGTTACGCCAACTTGGCAAGGGATGCCTGCAATTCTTGCGTCGATTTTTTCGATGTATGACATTTCAATCTCCAATTAATAATCAATGCCAAAATCTTGGGGTTCAAGGCCAGTTTCTGCGATACGCATACCTGCTGAACCAGGGATTAACAATAAAACTTTTGCCCAAAATGCTTCTGAATTGTCGTTAGCCCAAAAGTTACCTTCAGCATCAGTGACATTCTCACAATCAACTCCTAAATCTGTAACAGGGCCAATGCCTGCTTGAATTGTTTTAGCGTCAATTGCGTTTGCTAGTTCTACGCATTTTTTGTAATTTGATTGCATTTCTAACTCCTTGTTATAAACCTGCTCTGTTGCAGTGACTACAGTATAACTCAGAGTTAGAGTTTGTGTCAACTATTTTTTAGGTGTTTTCCCTAATTTAATGGTCTACAGATAAATATCTCGTCAGCCATGCCCATAGGCCCGCTTTTTTCAATCTTCTCGTGCATCTCATAGGAAGCTTCGGCTGTGTCGTATCTGGCCCTAATGTCTTGGATTAACAACCCCATCATGTGGTCAAAGCTGAATTGCTTTTCCTTCACGTTTGGATTGATTCTGACTGTGATCATAGCCAAGGCCATGAGCTCCACAGCCATGTTGGTGACGATGGTCAGGAAGACCTCTGGGCCCTCCTTCTCCATGATCTTGCCCAATATGTTCTGGATGTGAGGATTGAGCTGTGCGTAGATTTCTGATGCCTTTTCGTCTTCTTGGCTCAATTGGGCCTCCAAATCATCATATCCATGAGAATCACTGCGGCGGCCATCATGTAGACAACCATCAATCCCCAGTGAATGCCTGTGCGATCTTGCATGTCTTGGATAAACTTCTTCATTCTGTCTCCTTGGGTTTCATACGGTTGCGTATAGCCACTGAGAGCTCTTCTTGGCTCCATTCAAGGGCAAGGTCAGCACAAGCGTCTCTTTCGATCTGTATGGCCTTTTTGGTGGTTTCTATGGCCACCATCATGATCTCAGCTTTGGCGACCGAAAGGGCATCGTCAAACTCAGCTTGTGTGAATACTTCAATGTGGCCCGCGCCGCCCAACAATTGCTTAGCCAGTGGGCTTAGTTCTTTCTTTTCCATTATTCGTTTTCCTCCATGAATTGCATTTTCCGTTTGATCATGCTGAATGTCTCTTGGTAGGCAAACTCAACAATTTCGTCCACTAGGTTGGCCAATGTGTGACCGCTGAACACATAAAGATTTGCATGGATAGCCAATTGTGGACTTTCAGAAATATCCTCTTGTGGTTCTTCGAAGTTCGGCTCAATGGGTAGAGCCAAACCATGCTTATCAATTAAATCCCTCAAATTGATTTGTTCGCGGATTCTGTTGGTGGGTGCTATTCTGGATGAGAAGCCCATTATTTAATCCTTGCTACTTTAGCTTTGCGCATGACCGCTTCATACTCAATCTTTGCGTGATCGTCCAACTTGCGCATGGGCAACTCTTGGTAGTATTTCCATTTAGCCTGGTACTCAGGCAAGTCGCTTGGTGGTATCCAACCATTGGCCTTCCAACGAATTGTGATGTCAGTGCCTGCAGGCGTGTAGATATAGTCCTTATCCATCATTTTCTCCTTATTTAGAAAGTAAAGTCATAGTACTTTTCACGACGACCAATGACCAGGCCACCAGTGCTAAACACTAGGCGCTTGTTTTCGTTAAAGTAACACTTACGCCATTCACCTTTTTTGTCTTTGCGGTAGTACACGATGTATCCATCAGGATTTGGTGTGAACTCGTACTCTTGCGATTCGCTCATACCGTTGTCATCAATGCGCACGGCATTATCCTCAACAACAGCGATGTAACGCTTCTTCATGTTGACCTCGACAATGGTGCCTGCATTGCGATCAGACCATGACAGCATGGTCACGCCCATACCAACTGTAGGCTCTGGCTCGCCGATGGTCATTCGGCTGTATAAATGATTGACCAAGCTACTTGTTTGTGTACCGATGTTCATACCTTCACCTCTTTAGAAATAATTGCTTGCAAACCTGCTAGGAGTTGTTCTGCTTCTTCGTGTGACAAACTGACCGACATAGAAGCGTGGAAATTGCTGATTCGCATCCATGCACCATCGTCTCCCAATTCGGAAACATGCACACGAATGTCTTCTTTGGTGTAAATTGTTGTTTCGATTTCTTCCATGATGTTCTCCTTATGGGGCCGAAGCCCCGTTGCAATTAGGCTGTGGGTGTCACGGTGATTCGTGCAGAACCTTCTTTGCGGAAGGAGTTGAGTTGCTCATCGGTAATGCCGAAGTGCTTGCAAAGTGCATCGTAGTCAACAGTGCCTTTGACGTTAGCAATGACAACCGTAGCGCCGTACTTCTCGCCACGGTGCTTGCCTTCACCATATGTGTTAGCAATGCTGTCTTTGAGCTCTTTGACTTGAGCGGCCAAAGCTTTCTGTTGACGATCCAACACAGCAAGTGTGTCGATGTCGTTGTTGATGGACTCGACAGTTGCGAGAGCTTGGATAGTTGCTTGGACTTCAGTGATCATGATAATTTCCTTTTTGGTTAAACCCGCTATCTGTTGCGGTAAGGAAAGTATAACTCAAAGTTAGAGTCTTGCAAGAACTATTTAAATTATTTTTTAGGGACAAACCCTAATGTTGTAAATTAACTACTAGTTAAACTAGTAAAAATATTTTTGATCGTTATGTTCAAGGCGTCTAGCTCGTCCATCTTAGCTATAGCCCATGCACGTTTCTGTCCATGCCAACCCATCATTGAGCCTTGGTGGCAGGACTTGCATAGAGCCACCACAGTGAAGTGTTTGCCTTGCTTGATGTGGTGTGCGTCACTTGGGCCTGCTTGTCCGCATACAGAGCAAGGTTGCTCTTTAACCTTGCCAACCCAACATTTCTCTTTTGCCGTGTAAGAGCCGTTCATGCCACCGCCCTATCCATAGTCCTGTTGGAAGCTTCTTGTGATCGCCATACGTCGATTCTGGCTTGAGCCGATATCAACCCCCATCGATACGTTTCCTCGGCTTCTACGGCCGCTTCTAGCCCTTTTAACAGCTCAATGTAGCTCGGGTCAGAATAGGCTTCAATCTCAGCCGCCGCGACCGTTTTAATGCCTCCTGACATGGCCGCCTTCATCAGCATGCTCTTTTGCGATTTGCGATACTCTTCGAGATAAGTGCGATGAGCTTTTGCTTCAGCATATTTCCTACCGTGTGTGTAGAGATAATCCACCGCGTCGTTTATGTCTTTTTCTTTAATCAATTTGCATCAACCCATAAAAAATAAATCCAAGAACCAAAAACAATAATGCATTGACAACAGCAATCGCTAGAGCCAACACAACGATAACTGCTGTCATGTAAGTCATGTGTTGCGCTCCTTTAGTTCTTTCAACAGCCTATCGTATTCATGGAATAAGACGGCAGATATCAAGTAATTTTCCCATTTCTCAAACATTTCAAACCAACCCATCATTGTTCGCAAATGGTACCGTCCGGCAGACAGTCGCAATATTAGTTCTTTGCGCTTCATGTATTGCGTTTCTTCAGCTTGGCTTCAATGTATTGGATAAGTTTGGAAGTCGGTATGCGACCACTACCTTCTTC